GTTATTTTGACAGGCCGCATCTGTTAAAATTCCAGTAGCATAAACATTTGCATAAGTATCAGGAGGTCCACATGATGTGAATATATCTAAAATTACATAGATAGTATCTCCTTGATTTACACTATATGTTCCACTAGAAGAATCTGTTCTAGTTTCAATTGCAGTTCCGTTTCTATACAATACCATTTGTCCACCTGCCCCACCTGACTCTGTAAAACTCCAAGCTAATGTTGCTGTTGGTGCAGCAGTTGTTGTTGTAGTAGTTGTAGTTGTCGTTGTCGTAGTAGTTGTGGTTGTGGTTGTTGTTGATGTTGTCGTAGTTGTTGTAGTTGGTGTATTGCTTTCCGCAGATGCAAATGTATCAGGGATAATTGGTCCTAATAATTGTAAATTACATTCACCTGTTTTAAGTGAATAATCATTGATTGCTCTTAGGTGATAATAATTCCCTCTAAAATTTACAATGTCATTCAATTGTATTTCATAATAATCTTTCAAAGGAATAATTGCAGAACAATTTAATAATCTTGTTCTCGGGTCATATAATAAGCCTACATACGTTGACCAGTAAGTTGAATATAAACTATCTGTTGGTATTTCACCATAAGATGCATTTTCATTATTAAAAAGTAATGATAAAGAATCAGTTGTTGGAAAACTACCACTTACTACATTGTAATTATCAAAATATGGAAATTTAAATTGTTCAAATGTCACACCACCAAAAGCAGCTGAGCCACTTTCAATATAATAACCTTCACAATCTATCAATCCGTTGTAAAAAAGTAAACGAGGTAAAACTCTAGCCGGTGCAAAAGTTGCATCGGAAATATATGTTGGTATGTATATCGGTATAATTTGACTCATAATATTTTATTTTAACAGAATACAGCAGTTCCAAATCCTATTTCTCCAGTTGATGAATTTAATGAATACACTTCACTTGCACCACCTGTTTGATATACCATCCAATTAAATCCAATTACAGGATTATTTCCATAAGGGTCAGTATATGCAATCTTACCAGTTGCAAAAGTTCCATCATCAGTATATAATTGATAGAATGCTGCTTCTGTAAAATTACCACAAACCAAATTTGCATTACTAACATAAGAAACTTTATATGTTCCAATTGAGAATTTAGTTGGTGGTGGATTAATACCACTTACACTACCTGAAAGACCTGTTCCTGCTATTCTAGATAATGGAGTAGATGCAAATGTAGTTTTAACATCAAATGAACCTTGTGAATAAAAGTTTGTTGTATCTGTATAATAAGATTTTCCGTATTCTCTATTTGCTTCTTTACTAAATTGTTGTGAAATATAATCCTGGTCTAAGGTATCACCAAAGTTTAATTTATTTACTGCAAGACTGTTCGCAGAAATTACTTCAATCGTATCATTTAAATTAATGTATCTATTAAAATCCCTTACTTGTCCGGTCTTATACCAATTATTAAATGTTTCAATAATAAAATGATTGGATTTAGTTCTATCTGGATAAATTACTAAATTAAATTTCTTTTGTAATCCTAATATAAAATCAATTTGTTTGATACCCTGTGTTCCATATGGCATGTTAGATGGAATATCTATTACTCTACCATCTGCAGCCTGATTAACTTGTGTAATTTGTAAAAAAGATTTTGAACTTCCTTGTGGGTCCAATGTCACCACAGGTTGTCCAGTAGGTGGTGCAAAATTAGGACTTTGTCTTAATTGAAAATAATAATTACCTGCAGGTATACTATCAAATTTAAATTCACTTGCTAATTCATATGTTGTATTGATACCACCAGTTCTACTTTCTTGTAATTCATTAAAGAAGTATATAAAAGATTGCACTGCACGAGTCGAATAAGGAGTTCCACTACCTGTATCTACCATACGGATTTGCCATGTTCCATTTGCAGAAAGTGTACCTGGCATATTATTTACCGAGCAACTTACATTTATGTTTATGTTTAATGCACCTTTTAAGTTAGTTGTTTGTTCAACCCTATATGCACCATTATTATAAAAACTTTGTGGGTCAGATAACTTATTATACCAAGGTAATGTATTCCAACTTCCACTAGTCAATACAACATCTGTCATACCACTACCACTAATCGCACCTATTTTTATCTTACCATATGTTTCCAAATCAACACCACTATACTCAGGATATTTTAATGCATTATTACAAACCATATAAACATCATCTAAAAATGCTTGATTCATAAACGATGATGAGTAAGAATATCCTGCTTCTGCAAATATTGCATCTAATACAGGTTTAACTCTTATTGCAGGTTTGAAATTTTGAACAGTCAATGCACCATCCACATCATCCATACCATATAAATCCAACCCACCTTGTGTAAATCTATATCCACTACCATAATCTGCAAGTGGATAAACTATATCTCCATTAAATAAATTACCACTCCAACTTGCTGTAATATTATTGTAAGATGAAGTGTGATTGTATATTGAAAGTGAAGTTAAATCAGTTAAATAATTTCTGTTAATATCTCTTGCAAATGATGATAAAGAACCATACAAAGTAATTTCATATGACTCAATAAATTTATTTGCACGAACATTTACTTTATTCAATTGTAGATAACCTTCAATCAAATAAACAGAGTCAAAATCAATATAGCAAGGAACTTTAATATTTGTTGCAAAAAGAAATGGACTTTCAATAGAAATATCATATACATGTTCAAAGAAAGCATTATTTACTTTTGTTCCTGGTATAGTAATCTGACGAGTAAAATCAGCAGGTAAAACACCCACATCAAATAGACCTGTTACATTATTGGATAATTTTATATCTTCATCCTGAAATATATCTAATTGTGTTCCGTCTGCTACTAATCGGAAAGTAAACGCTTGTGTGCTAATTATTCCTGGCATTACATTATCAATTTATATGGTTGTCCTAATTGGAATTCAAATTGGTATTGAATTAATTTATCGACTACTCCAGTTTTAAATTGTATATTATTAGTTATAATACTAATTGGTTTTAGTGCACCTGTTGCCTCATTTGTAATCCAATAAATCTCATCAGATACTAACAATTGTTTAAGGATATCATTATAAGATTCAGGCAACCACCATGTGTTTACACTTAAAGTTTGTATGTTATCTACGATATATGCAGTATTTGCAGTATCATAGTTTTGATAAGAAAGTGTTGAACTTTCCCATGTTCCTAATTGTGGTTGATATGTTTTCCTCTCTGTTTGGAAACTCTGTCTATTCACCATATAAAAGTTTAACCAATCAAATTGTCCAAAACGATTTTTCCATTTTATTCTTACGTTAGGATATTTCTGGTCACAATCAATGTTATATCTAATTGGATTACCTAATGCACTTGCACCATTGAATGCTTGAACTGTGAAAGTAGTTAAACCTGTTGCTGAAATAGGAAATCCACTTTGTGAAGGACCTATTGGATATTGTTGAATTTGTGCAGATGAGCTATCGTTTATTGTTAAAGTATAATCTGCAGTTCCTGTATTTCCAACATATACTATTTTAGTTGGTTGTGTTGCACCTACATTACCACCGAATACAGATGCCAATCCTCTATTTTCTAAAAATGCAGATTGAGTTGCAGGTCCATCAGTCATCAATGGCCAGTATGGAGTTGTTGTTTGTATTTGTTGTCCAATAGTTTCTTGGAAAATACCATATCCATCAACTGCTTTATATGTTGCAGATTTTAAATGTGATCCTGTTACAAATGCCGTTCCTGTAAAATATTGCCAATAGAAATCTACTGCAAAATACATTACGTTTGATGTATTCTGTTGTGCATAATCTGTAAGAGTTGAATTGATTATTCTATTTAAATCAAACAAACCTACGTTTGCAGTATTTGGAAACTTTGCAATAGTGTAATTAGCAGCAGATGAAGATGCGTTTAATGCTCCCTGCCAATAATATAAATCACCCATATATTGAAATGAGGATGATGTTAGTGTTGCTGTATTGCTTTCACTTAATGAAAATATAATTGGTGATTGAGCAAATGAGCAAGTTGCTGGTGTTTGTAATAATGATAAAGCCATTAATTTCCTTTATTATAAAACCACCTTTTAACAAAAAGTAAGTGATACTATGATTTCAATTCCTTTTCTATCTGTATTGCAACGTATTCTGCAACCTTTGCTGCAAGTGTTTGAGTATAATCATCCAATGCTTTTTGAAACTCTGGTGATTGGTATGCTTGTTCAGCAAAATTAATTTTATCTTTATTACCTGTTGTTTGATTTTTAACTGTGCTACTAACTGTCGGACTATTCCACCATACACCATATTCAGCACCAGGAGGTCCTACTTCAATATCAAATTGTAATGAGTAAGTTCCCTTTCTTAAATCTTCAATGATTTTCCTTTCAGCTTGAGAAGAGTTTAAACCACCTAATATGTTTCTACCTGTATTGTATTCTCTTAATTTCTTTTTAAGATTACCTGTTTTCTTAGGTGCATATTTTGCAGTTAAACTACCTAACTTTGCTGCTGTTTCTAAAAGAGTTGCCATAATTTAAGTTTAAGGACATCCACAAGTTGGTAAACCACTACCTGTATAATCACTATGAACAGATACATAGTTAATATCATCTCCACCACCACCGAATGCATCAATCCAAGGTGAACCTAATGCAAAACTGGCAGTAAAATTAAAGTTTACATCACCAGGGAAACTAAATGATTGTGTTCTAAATGTTCCACCACAATCATACCAATTTAATCTTCTAAGTGCACTAACTCCAATCCCCCTAGTATAATTTAAAACTAAACATTTTGCTCCTGTAAATCTATCTATATTCGCATATGCAGCTGGATTACTTGCTATTGTAGATTGACAAACATATACACCACCTTTACTACCCGATATATTTTCTCCATTACTGAATGTTGTAAAACTAATGTTAGATGAATTTCTTCCAACCCAATATGCATATCCATTATCATTATATCCAAAATAAGTATAAAAACTACTGCTACAACTCGAAGTAAATGGAGCCAATGTAATGCATGTTTCTGGATATCCTTTTTGTCCAGATGTACATTGTGGTTGTGTTATACTGCCAGTTAAAATACCAATATTAGATACCTCAGAACCGCTAGGTCCAACAAAAAAAGATCCAGAATTTGCACATACCGTTATTGGTGCATATGCTACAACTGATCCTGTTACATAGGTATTTGTTCCACAAGGACTATAAAAATAACTAGCGCTTAAATTAGGATAAAAATCAGTAACGTCAGATGCATCAAATGTTATTTCTCTACAACCACAACTTCCTGTTCTATCGAAATAATTACCACAATAATCAGTTATTGGATATTGAATAATTACAGAGCCAGAACCACCAGCAGCACCATATGTGCCACCACCGCCACCACCTTGTCCATAAAAGTTTGCACCAGGACCTGCAGTATTTGTTCCTTCACCACCACTACCATAATCAGTTCCATTACAACTAAGTCCTGGAGCATCAGATGTTGATGTTGCATATCCTCCACCACCACAACCAAATCCCCAATTATCAGTTGGATTGGCAACTGGCTCAGATACTTGCAATGAAAGACCTATACCACCATTTCCTGCTTTTGTAGATGTTGCATTACTACCTGTTCCAAATGCTCCTCCACCACCGCCACCATTTTGTGTTTCACTAGCACCACCTGCAAATCCATTTCCAGAAGAACCACCTGCACCAAAAGAACCATATGTTCCACCTGAACCACCATTTGCAGTCATGTTTATATTTTGACCTATAAAAGAAGATGGAAAACCACTCAATCCATTTGTTTGAAGTGTACTTTGTTGTGCACCACCTCTACCAACAGTAACTGTATATGTTCCTCTATATAATATTGAACTTGTAGAATAAACTAATCCACCACCTCCACCACCGCCAGCTGGAACAAGATTTTCTTGTCCTCTTGCTCCTCCTCCGCCTCCACCAATAACATAAATTCTTGCATTATCAATGCTACCTTTATCTACTACAAATTGACCCGAACCTGTAAACCAATGAAATTTCCATTGTTGTGATCCAGATACGAAAAATCCTTCTGTTGCTGATCCTGATGCAAATAAACACTTTTGTAATGCTCCTTCAAATGTTAATGGTATATACATATATTATGCAAAAAAGTTTGCTGCTACTGAATAGATTGCAGTATTATCAAATGTTAAGAATGTGATTATATCTGTTGTTCCTGATATTGCTGTTGGTATGTATGGGAAACCTGTTGGGAATTTAATACTACCTGTATTATATGTTACAACAGATGCCGATGTTTGGTTTGTAATTCTTAATGAAAGTGTTTCGCCTGGTTGTATATTTGTTGCTGCTATATGTGTTGTACCTGCAGGTAAACTTACAGTAAAGAAGTTACCTAAACTACAATCCATACTTGCAGTATTTGATGCAATTGTTATTGGGAATACTTGTCCTCTAACACTACCACTATAAATCATATTACCAACAACACCCATTGAGCCTGTAATGTTCAATGAGCCTGTGATAGTTTGATTTCCTCTAAATACATTACTTCCTGTTGTTGCAAATGTTGTTTCAATTGTATTTAATCTAGTTAAAGTAGAAGCACTAAATAATTCTAAATTTGTAGTTTCAATTATTAAACTAGCAGTTGTTGCTTCTAAACTATTCAATCTTGCATTTGCAGATGATGTATATTGATTGTAATTATTTGTTTGGAAAGAATTAAACGAAGCAGTATCTAACTTTTGATTTATTTGATTTTGTAAGAAAGATGCAGTTTGTGTTAACTCAGCAGTAGTTACAAAGTTTGTTTGTATAGAAGAACTCCATGCTTCCAATTCATCCAATCTTGCATCAACAGATGTAGAAAAAGGACCTTCTAAGAAATCCAATCTACTATCTACTGATTGTGATAATGTAGTTATTGTTCCTGATATAGATGAACTTACATTATTAATATATGATTGAACACTTGCAGAATATAAAGTTACATTACCAACACCACTTAAAGTAGATGAAGAAATATTTCCAGCTATTGTTAAATTACTTCCTCCTGTAATATCCCCTGTAACACCCATAGAACCCGTCAAACTTTGCGATCCTGACATTATCACAGAACCGATAAGGGTTTGTGTATCATTTGTTGCATCTCCCAAAATATTCGATCCTGATGAGAATATAACAGATGATGATACTATGGTTGCAATAATCTCATATGTACTAAGTGTTCCACTTACTATTAAATTTCCTTGTATCCATGCATTTGATGCAGTCACATCACCTGTAATATCAATACTACCTGTAATTTCAACACCATCTTCAATGATTAAATGTCCACCTACAAAAAGGTCATCAGATATATTTGCATCACCTTCTATCTCAACAGGTCTTTCTATACTTCCTGTAAATGTATAAGATACACCATTTGCTGTATAGAATTGGTCTATTGTATATGTTACATCTACGTTAGGTGTGCCGGATACGCCGATTACTCTACCATTTGTTAGTGCACCACCGTTTACAATCCATCCAATTCCAATTTCACTTAATGCTGCTTCGTTTCCACTAGCAGTATATGATCCTGTAATTCTGATTAAATTGTTAATTGAACTTTGGTTAATATATCCTTGTGTAGACCCACTAAAAAAAGTATTAATATCAACTGTGCCTGAAACTAACAGACCGGCTGATTTAATCATTCCCATTGTATTAAACGCTACACCCAAATCTTGTCCAACACCATCTTGAATGTTAGTCAATGTTGTAGATGCAGAAGTATCAGTTGCAAAGTGCAACAAAGATTGATACGATTGAGAGATATATAAGTTACTTAAACTTCCCATTTATTTTTATTTTATAAATTAATCATATTGCCACTTTCTAAATGCTACATCCGTTCCTTGTCCCCATTTCTGCGGTGTTGTAGACCATACTTGTGGATTTGCCCATAATAAACAATACTCACATGTCACAAAATTATCATATGGTAATTCCAATACTGGCAAATTAACATAATCAAAATCATCTTCTCCACTAAACGTATCTACAATTGTATAACAATGATAATCGTAGTAAGTAGTTATATCTCCAGATGAATTAGGAAATGGTCTACTCATAAACACTTGTCCTATACTTCCACTTTCATCTAAAACCGCTTTATACTTTTGTTCAGTTACACAATCTTCAATTATATATCCACTACCCGACGGATTAATTAAAAAAAAAAGGCAACGGTTTTTATCGTTGTGAGTAGTTAGTGTAAATGTGGCCACCCAACCTGCCAGTCCATTATTAAACTGGTCGGAGAATGCAGCACATTGTATTTCACCAGGTATTTCAAATCCAGCAATTCCTCTTTGTGTATATGATGTTAAATCGTTGATAATCGCTAATGTATTTGCATGAATATCAACTGTGTCATCAGTTCCATAAAAAGGAATGGTTTGTGCATTTGTTCTACCATCACTTTCGTTGTTTTTATTTTTAATCTTGTCCGCAACTGTCAATTGAACTGTATAGTTAGTCACATTACTTCCAAAAGAAGTATCTGTTATAAGTATATTTCCTAATGGATATGCAGGAAACTGGTCCACATCTATCTTTGAAATATCACCTTGCGTTACTGCTTCAATAGATGGGTGATTACTCATTATAGTCTTAAAATAATTAAGAGTATTGTAATAAAGAGTAAAGTTGGTTCCTGTATTATGTACAATTTGTTGAGCCATATGCTTTATAATTGAATTCCGCCGAAGTATTGATTACTTTGGTCAGGATATATTTGAGTTTGATTACCTACGGTTTCTAAATATTGTGGTATAAATTGAGAGTATGCAATCAAATAGTTTTGCAATCTCAATGCATAATAATCTCCATTATTCAATGCTTTATTCAACAAATAATCTATTTCAGATTTAGCAGGAGTTACACCTTGCTCACTTTGTTGTTTAACTGCACCATTGGATTTGAATTGAACTCCACTAAATGGAATATATTCTACACATGCATACCATAATAAAGTATATTTGATATGGTCATCTAAAAGGTCCTGATAATAAGAAGATAAACTACCAACAGTTCCTGCAGTGATTTGTGCTTGTAAATATTCAAATAGTACAGTTCCTAACAAATTCTTTAAGTATTTGTCTTGAGCAGTTCTTACAAATGGCAATAAAGCATCTGCATCAATCGCTCCTTGTAATGGACTATTCTTTATGATATCATTTCTGTTTATGAAAAGTGCGTAGCTCATATTATCTATATATTTCGTATTCTTTATTATTTAAATTCAACATAGAAAATGCTTCCATTTCTTCTGTTGGTTTTGGCTCTATTATTGTTTGTTCTGCAGTATCATCAGTTGTTGCAGGATTTTCCAATGCTTTGTTTGTTTCATCTTCAACTTGTGCAACTGTCTTACCAGTTTCTTCTGCAGTTTGAGATAAGATTACTAATGGAGTTAATTGTTCAAAGTATAATCCCATATCATCCCATCCACCTTCACTTAATGCATAATCTAAAGCATTTAAGATAATATTTTGGAATGGAGATACTGTCATTGTTTGCATAATAGAGAATGCTGTTTTCATTTCTTCACTTTGAGATGAGAAACCATTATTCTTAGTTCTAATACCGAATAAAAGTGGAGATGTTACTCTATGTGCTACAAGTATTCTATCTTGAGTGTATTCTGCAACATAATCATACTTTTCATGCAAATTAGGAATATCAATAATGTCCAAAGTAGGTTTAGTATTCGGGTCATCGTTGAATGATAACATAAAACGACCTGCGTTATCTGTACCTGTAAATTTAGCTTGTACTAAGTCTTCGATAGTTTGTCTTTCTTCTGGTGCTGGAACTCCATTATTAAAATTAATCATAACAGATGGTAAGAAACCATTGATGATATTATTAAAATGTAAATTACTGATTTCACCTTCAGATACTGCAAATTGTAATGCAGCTACCCAATCTGGCAAACTATAATAGTATAAACCT